CAAATGAACCCCATAAAAGACAGTCACCTGCAAAAGATTCCGAGGGGTATCTAGGAAAAATTGAAGAAGCTAGAAAGAGATTTGAGAATCTATATCGCTCTTGAACCCTTACAGTGTTAGTATACATAGAATGTTGAGGGTTGTCAAGCCCCTCCATTTATGTTATACTTTGAATATCAAATAAAACCTATATGAAGAAAGCAGCACCTAAAAAGCGACAACACTATGTTGATAACCAAGAATTTCTTGCTGCAATTATTAAGTATAAAGAGAAAGTAGATATTGCTAAAGAAAAAAACTTACCAAAACCTCGCGTCAGTAATTATATTGGTGGATGCTTTTTAAAAATTGCTACGCATCTTTCATATAGACCAAACTTTATCAACTACATGTATAAGGATGATATGGTCTGTGATGGTATTGAAAACTGTATTCAGTACATCGACAACTTTGATCCTGCCAAATCAAGAAATCCATTTGCATATTTTACACAAATTGTATACTATGCATTCCTAAGACGTATTGCAAAAGAGAAACGTCAGATGGATATCAAAGATAAAATTCTAGAAAAGTCTGGATATGATCATGTGTTTAGTGTTGATGGAGATGGAGGAGCAGAATATAATCAAATTAAATCTCGTGTTGAAATGAATTCTAAAAGATGATTCCTACTACAATTAAAGATAACTTTTTTGAAAGACCTGATGAATTTGTAAGACTAGCGGACACGTTAGAATACGAACCTGCAGAAGAACAACAATATCCTGGTGCAAGATCTGCACCTTTTTCTATCATTGATAGAGACTTGGATAGGTATGTTGGACAACGTATTCTTAGAAGTTGGTTTCATGCAGGTGAGTTTTCTAAAACAACTGATCTAAATTGGATTGCTGATATTAGATTTCAAATCATTGAACCTTCACATCCAGAACAATATCATTTAAAAAATCGCGGATGGGCACATTTTGATTCATCAATTAAATTTGGTGGTATCATTTATCTAAATCCTGATCCAGAACCAGGTACAGGAACTGATATTCTTCAAGCAAAGAAAGGATATTTCTGGAGCAAAGACGATGCTATTAATATAGAAAGAAAATTTTATAAAGATCCCTCTTCAGTATCTGATGAAGAATATGAAAAAGCATGGAGATCAGTTAATGATAACTGGGAGGAGACTCTTAGAGTAGAAAATAGATATAATAGAATGATGGTTTTTAATAATCAACAATGTCATAGAGTTCATACTTTTGGACATAAACAAAAAAGACTAACTATTGCATTTTTCTTTCACCAACTTACTGGTCCTAATCCACCCTTCTCAAGATTTTAATTATGTTTCCTATTATATCATGTGAGAACTTCTTTGAAGATGCTCAAAAAATTGTTAACTATGCACAAACTTTAGAATATTTTCCTATAGAAAATAATCAGTATACTGGTGTACGATCTGATACTCTTTATAATCTGAATCCAAACCTAGATAGGTATGTTGGTAATCGTATTCTAAGAAATTTTTATCATAGTAATGATTGGAATAATTATAATAATGTTAATTGGATGGCAGAATTACGATTTCATAAAATAAAACCATTGCATCCTGATCAGTATCATCCTAAAAATTGTGGGTGGATCGATAAAGATTCATCAGCTTTATTTGGCGGTCTCATCTATCTTGATAGAGTCCCAGAAGGAGACAC